GGGCTAAAACCCTTCGATATACAAAACCCTGTATAGAGTCAGTATAGATCAGTTAATTCTGTTATTCGTATTGATACCCTAATGGTAAAATCTGGACGTAACAGCCAGCAGTTCGAAGGTTGCGATGATGAGATGAGAGAGTCAAAAACTCTGTTTCAATCCAAAAGAGATTAATCTAGAACAAGTTACTCCTAGTAAAATTAATTAAGAGGGAACCGGCCCTAAGACCTACACTTTGAGATTTATTGGTCAGAGTGATTTTAACTGCATAACGGATGTTAAAATTTAATTAAATAATAACAAGGAACCTTTACGAAGTTAAAGTATGATGGATGATACTCCTAAGGTTTAACCTTAGCATTACCGATACATAATACCAACTACTTATTCTTATCGCTAAACCGTCGAAAGTAACAGTATTTGAAGGCTTGCACCCTACCCAGATATTGTTGGATAAGATAAGAAAGTAAAACTTTCTGCCCTGTTACGAGAGGTATTAAACTAGTTTCTTTTATTAAACCCAGTCTAGAACACGCTCGAGAATATTATAAGATTTTAAAGGATGATGACCTGCTCCATTACTTTGAGTAAGAGGGAACCGGCCCTAAGACCTTCAATCACTTATGTGATTGATTATAACTGCATAACGGATGTTATAATTTACTCTTTAAGAGTAAAGGGAGAACACCAGATCATTATGAGAATAATTTCAAGTAATATTCAACAGCTATCAGGTTCGAAATTGTCTCGAAAGAGACAGGGGGACATGGATAATTGAGTATATTAAGTTTGATAAGCCTCGAGACAAATACGCCTCCTTTTCCAGGAGTGGCTGCAGCCCTCAAAAATGAGGAAACTGAAGTCTAAAGTATTCTTTTTTATATCGCATTCAACAATTTTAGATTTTTCTATAATCGTCGGATAGATACAAATTAGAACTTTAGTGCCATGGTCTATGTAAAATTAGGCCGTCCACTAGTTAACCATCTAATTTAGATGGCTAAACTGAGTGGAGCCCATTTATCTCTTAGCTATGTCAAAGTCATAATAACTTTCTTGAAACACACCAATACCTTGGCGAGAAAAAGTGGATTACCATTTGTAGTCTAGTATCTAAAAGCCCAGTATGTTAACCTACAGCAATCATTAGGAGGAAACCCTTTAAAGGATTTATCTCCATTGAAAGTTAGATTTGCTAGAACTAATCGAGGCTTGCCTCGTATTATTCCGGCTCATCATAGAGTTAGCATACGGAAAGGTGATAAGACTATAATAACTTTTTGGTTATCATAGTTCTCCCTTTATCGCGTTTTAGATTTCCCTTACAAATTTTCTGTAAGTTCCATTGTAGAACCTACTAAAGCTACAGACTTAGAATCCTTCAGATCAGAGTTTTCTCTTTACTAGATTGAAACCTTCGTCCCACTCTTACGGAAATTATTTCCTACTGAATGGTTAAAAAGATTAGATCGACGTTCAAGTAAACTCTACTGGGGGGAACTTCTAAGAATGAAATTTTATTAGTCCTCTACAGCTACTCCTTCTTATCCTCGTACTCCATCATCTTCTCCTAGAAGTCTTCTTTCTGCGATCTACTTAATTGGGTTTAACCCTCTTTGTAATCACTTAAAGGATTCTTTTCTAGGTTACCTCAATGAGGTAGGAGATAATGAAAAAGAACGTTGGTTAAGATGGGGTTTCCGTACTGTTGACCGATACTATTATGGGTCGTCAATATATGTTGGAATGAACAGCTTAATTGGTAAACTAGGCTTCAAAGAAGAATCTGCGGGGAAACTACGTGTATTCGCTATGTTAGATATTCTAACACAGTGGACCTTTAAACCGCTCCATGACCGAATGTTTGAAATACTAAAATAGATACCTCAGGACGGAACATTTCATCAGGTTTTACCTCTTAACTTATTAGTTAAAAGGCTTCCTGCTGGAACTCCTCTGTGGTCTTTAGATTAGTCTTCAGCTACGGATCGTATACCAGCTTTGTTAGCTAAAGATTTGCTAAGTTCGCTTACAACTCCTAGATTAGCAGAGTTTTGGTATACTATCCTAACTGATAGAATATTCGATGGGGCGTATAAAAAAGAAGTAGTTTCTGTAAAATATGCTACTGGTCAACCTATGGGTGCTTAGACCTCATGGAGTTTAGGCTTAGCCTTGTTACACCACGCGATAGTACAATTTTCTGCTTTTAAAGCAGGAGTTGTAAAAAACGCTGAGTGGTTTCAAGATTATGCTTTACTAGGTGATGATATCGTTATCGCAAACAATGATGTTGCTAGAGAATACCAATTGGTGTTAACTAGAATCGGAGTTGAATGCGGTATCCATAAGTCCCTAGTATCTCCTAAAGGTTTGGCTTAGGAATTTGCCAAAAGATTTTACTATAAAGGAGTAGACATGTCACCAGTTCCTCTTAAAGAGATTGTAGCTTCTTGTGCTACCTAGGGATCTTCCCTAGAAGCGGCGAGAAAATACAATTTAAAAGAGTCTGATTATATGTATCTACTCGGTTATGGTTATAAATCTCTTAGTAAATAGGCATGGGATGTTAGACGATTACCTGTAAGATTTGCCTAGGCATTATAGTCTTATAGATTTTTCGTTAGTAATACCATGTTTAATCCTATCCCTATAGGGTGGTAGTCTGTAGCAGATAACCGTCGTTAGGCAATCGAGAATACTATCCTCGATTCTCTTCGTCAATCCATACTCAACAGAGTTGAAACTATGCTCAAAGAGCTTGAAAGTTTTCCTCGATATTTCGGGGATACTAGTGAAGATTCTTCTTTAGAAGATTCGGAAAGCGATTATATGGAAGGGGAAACTCTACCATTATCTTAGCTGAAAGAATTTTATCCAGAGGATTTTTCATCTAAAGCGTCAGAATAGTATGGTGAAGATTACTGGAATGAAGTAAAAGTTGACGGAGAGCTTTGGTTAGAACAAACTTATAGGATGTTCTACCAAGACCAAGTTCGACGCATTTTTGCAGTCCTTCTCGATTTTCGAACAGAACTACAGACCAACTCTCAGAGTAGTTTATTTCACTTTAAGTATACTCGACTATTGATGATAGACCAAGGTCTGTCAGAAGTATCGAGGATGATTTAGAGCGATAAACTAGCCTCAAAAACTATAATAGCGGGGAAACCCCACTTTATAATTTAGAGTTACTAGAAAATGTTTCGAAAAGTATGAGGCAGATACCTTAAGGAGGTGCGGCCTGTTAAACAAGTAATAATGATGCATGCCTTAGGCGGTCATTATTATGAATGAGCTATGGTTAGCTGTAGTATTTGGCGTTATGCCAGGGATCATACGTTGGTTCAGAGTAAGGAAGAATACCTTGGAGTGGAAAGCCAGTGGACTAACATCCATCCGTAGTAAACTTGTTTACTATCCTCCTTCCCAGTAAAGGGACGTAAGAAAGCCTAGTCTGAAATGAATACAATATGAGATCCTCGTTAGGTATACTATATGTTAATTAACCTAATTTAACAGTCTTGATTCAAGGAGATATTATGCTTTGCAGGTATCTCGGATAAGACATAGTAAGAGAGACTTAAAGGTGATTCCTTTAATTTATTGGGTCATCTCTTCCTAGCTTGCTAGCGGAGAGACACAAAATTCTTAAAATTTCGTATCTAAACGTAACTATCTTACTAAAAGATGCTGACTTTGTCAGTATCGGGG